TCATCAGTGGTGGTAGATGCACCGTCAAACCACTTATTAGGGACCGTCTTATCTACTTGATCGCTGTTCAGGAATCCTTTCATTCCAGAAGGGCCATCGCCGAACAATGCGATGTCATTTACTGCCTCTTCAGCAGCACGACGCAGAGCAGCAGCGCGACGAGTCTCCAGGTTCATTCCGGGGACGGTTGCAGCCTGCCGGACCTCTTGCACAGAATATGCAAAGGAACCACCAAGTGAACGAACAGGCAGGGTGATTTCCTTACGCAGGATGTCAGCGCGGGGCAGGTCAGATGCTTTGTCCTGAATGACATTCATCTTTCCTTGGGCATCGAACACGCGGTACGTGTAAGCCTCTGAGGTCTCCGCCACCTCTGTCGAGACTGGCAAAATTTGCGCGTATTTGAGATCCGCATACTGAACTTCGAGCACCCTTGAAAGGATGGTCTCTAATTCACGACTTAGGAAAAGACCGACATCATCGGTCCTTACGTTGGTATTAGACATTAGTAATAACTCCTATCAAGTATCAGCGGAAACTGCGAGGGCGTTGACATCAATCTCAAGTTGAGCGATGCCACCAGCGGCGCAGGAACTCAGCCAACGAGCACCGGCAGTCACTTCAAAAGTTTTGCCAGCAGCAGCGGTCTTGCCGAAGCGCCCTTTGTAAGAGCCATCGGAGGCGGCAGATGCACCGTCAGTGTGATAAACGCGAACGGCATCACCCATTGCGATGGCGTCCTTACTGAACACATAGAGCACACCAGAGGTGAGCACGTTCATCGTGGCCTTGGCTTTGTATCCGACCCGGCCATCAGCAGTCTTGGCGTCTGCATCGATGGTGAAGGTGTTGGAGTCAATCGCGACACCAACAACGTCGGTAGCGGAAGCACCAGCAGGCAATTTGCCGGATGCATCAACAGTGCCGGATCCGTTCTGGATCAGCAGGTGGCCGAAAGGAACGACAGCGCCGGACTCATTCCGGTAAGAACGAGACACATAAGCTTGCAGATCAGCAAGCATGCCTTCATGGCCTTTGGTCTGGGCTAGGGGGTACGAACCCTGAGCGCCTTCTGGATTCGATACGGTTGTATCGGTGTAAGAAACGGTCATTGATAATTTCTCCTATCAAGCGTTGGCAGAGAGATCGGACTTCCAACCGTTGAGCAGTCGCTCGCGGTAGGCATCCTGGGCATCGAACTTCTCAGAGGCTTGAACTGCACTCAATGCAGCACGGACTTCAGCGACGTTGGAGCCATCCTCTTCAGGGGCGAAATCAGCGTCAGCTTTGATCTCTTCTTGGTCCTCTTCGATGTCCTCCATTGCGGCGAGCACACCATCAAGAACACCTAGCAGATAATCTGCAGATGCATCTTCGCGTGCTTCCTTCTCGAAAACATTCTGATAAGCAAGCGCCATAATCTGCGCTTCATCTTCACCGTCGAACTTGTAGTCCTCGGGAAGAATTGGTGCGAACTTGTTCAGAGCCTCGATACGCTTATTGACGGCTGAATTGATCTCCTCAGCGTCAGAGCGTTGTTCGGAAGCGGCAACGGCCTCAGCCAGTTGCTTTTCAAGCTCTTCAATACGTCCAGTAGCGTTATCAACACGCTCTTGGAGTTCGGTTTTTTCGTTGGTTGCGGCCTGGAATTCTTCTACCTGCGCGTCCAGCTTCTGCTGGAGTTCTGCCATGCCCCGTTCAGTATCCTTCACGAAGGACTTCACGGCTGTTGCAGAATCTGCAGGAATCTCAACTTCCAGCCCGTCCAGAGTGATTCGTGCCATGGATTGTTCGGCGGAATTCGACGGGGTTTCGATCTCTGCCACCGCATCATTGCGATCACAGGAATCGAGTAATAGGCGAGCATTTCTTCCGGCTCTACCGCGACTGACCAAAGCAATGTGATTGACTTTGATGTTGCGCTGGATGCCGTCGTAAGACTCTCCTTCAGGGGTGACACCAGGGGTTGGGTCATAGTCGACGCGGTATCCCGCACTGACTTCTTGTGTATCTCCGCGCTCGATTGAATCAATCGCTTCTTGATCAGTAATCACAAGAGCGACTTCAACAAAGCCATCGGAGAAACGAACATGCGAACCCGCATGCCCAACTTGATGGAGTTTCGTGGTTTTTGAATCCAGCAGCACCTTTGGATGATTAAGGGTGACTGCTTTCATCCCGAATGAAGCGAGAGAATCTGGATCAGAAACCTCATCTTCTGGGCGATACTCTCGAACTTGAGAGCCATCACCACGGGTATAAAGCTGAGTGCCCACACGGGCAGCTTTACACCAAACTTTCAAATAACCTTCGTCTGTTTTTTCAGACTTGGTTACTTGTCCGTAATCGTACCGAGAAACTTGTCCCATACTTAGATACTACCGAAAATTAAGTATTGGTTACTTAAATCGGGACCTGTTCTCATTTTATGCGGTACTGATCCCAATTAATTGCCCGCTTAGATAACTTGTTTTTACGCCTCTCAGGCGGGATCCAAGAGATCAACGTGCGGCCCTGTACATCAGCCAATGGGATCATCCAGATCTTGTCGTACTCCAAATTGACGACACCGAAATAGTCAATCTCGCCTTCTCGGTAAAGACGACGGCGTACTGCACCACCTGTTTGAAGTTGTACGTGATAGGCGTTAGGTGCCTTCGACATTGTCTTGACGTTGACTTTGTTTAAACGCCCTTCCCACTCGATAACAAAGTCAGTCTTCCATAAGTCGTACACTGGCGCTGCAACAAAACAGCCCTGCTGCAGGAAGTACTGCTGAAACGCAGTCTCCCCTAAGGCACCCGTTAGTGCTGCAGTGGCCGCTGGCAATATCTAAGTCCAGTTGTTCCTGTCTATCGCAAAAAATCAGTAGCTGTTTCGCTTTTTGTAGCCATCCATTAGTTTTGCCAGCCGATCTCGGACCTTAACATTTTTCTTACTCTTATCTTTCATCATTCGAGCCAGCTTTGTTGCATCGTTTTGCGTTTTGCTACTGGTCATAATTGCTTTCCCTCGTCGGTTTGGATTTGGATCTGCAGCACGTTTACGCGCAACAAGGCGTTTGCGTTGCTCAGTAGTCAATGACTGAGCCTTGGCCTTTGGCAGGCATTTTGGTTTGCCTTCCTTACTTGAGCGGCCACCACAGGGACCAGCGATCTTTCCTGTGGATGTAATCCTGACCCAGCTCTCGTTGAACCACTTGCCCAGGTCGTCGCCACGAAAAGCGCCGCTCATGGAACCATGCTTCTTTTTGTAGAGGCGTTTGTACTGCTGAACTACATATCCACTGGCATAAGCGGACGGCCATACCTTGAACTTACGCTTGGCTGACGCGACAGCCTGAGCATGCAGTGCCTTGTCGCGAAATTTGCTCACAGCACTTCGTCAAATGCGCGGCCAATAGTTCCATGGTCAGCCTGGACTCCATCCATGTACGGACCTTTCTTCTTACCCTTTTTGTGGGCAGAAGGCGGATGGTCAGCTTTCTTCTCGCTGTACTTCCGATAGGACATGTCCTTCAGGCGCTTGCGATACATCTCGTCGCGAGCCTGCTGGAACTTTGTCTTTACCTTACGTCCGTCCTGTTTGTTCTCCATTGCTTTCATAAATGCCTGATGATTTGGACCCGGCATAAAAATAGTTTCGCCTTCTTCAGTGCTATGCGTATGCGAACCTTTGAGCCCTAAAGCAACACCCGCTTTCTCAGCTTCTGCCTTGCTCTTGTAACCGTTTTTAAGGTTGTCGTACTTAGGTCTATTCATCTTTACCGTATGGAATTGGCCTTAGGTGCTCAAAAGCCGCAGGACCTTCATTAAGTTGAACGCCCTTATCCCTAGCGTACCGAAGAACATCACGTCGATGTAATCTTCGTTCCCTGTCGATTCCTCTGTTAGTCGGATCAGATATGTTCTTTTTGTATGGGGAAAGTCCGCATCCACACCTGTAGTGACGTGGGAATTTGATCGCATTGCGTCTGAATAGTTTCCCGGCTTGGGCAGCACAATGTGGGCACACTCTTTCATCGCCCCTTGTGTAGTACCAGAGCAGCTCAATACCCTGCTGGGCGTAGTAAGTATTTGCTGCTTCGTACCTTGCTCTGTATGCCTCTGTAAGCAGGATCGTTTCTATTCTTGCTCGCGTTACTTTTAGGCTACGTTTCATAGAGGCTTTTATATCAGCGAGCGATTGATCATCAAATAAGCCCTCACTAACTGCCCCCGAAACTGATTCTGAAAATGACCGCGCTTGTAGCCCTATGTACCCTCGGGTTCGTGCTGCTGCTTCTACAAGTAGTACTGCTGATACGCTTGCAACAACTGGAGCAGGGACTAGCGAGCCTGATAGCCCTGACGCTAGATCCAGACCTAGCGTCGACGATCGCGTCAAAAGTTTCTCAACAGACTTCTGTATTGGATCCTTTGACGGGTCAACCGGCAACTCAGGAATCAGCTCAAGCAGAGCCTCTTCTCTCGATGCAATCGGAGATAGACCGTTTTGTACTTGAGCAAATACTTGAGGAAGAAGACGATTGAACTCCAGCTCGATCACACCCATGATCGCCAGCAACGCCAATGCCTCCTCTTCCTGCAGTGAGAGGTTGTTGTCTTCAATAAACTCTTCCACAGCTACACCAAGTCGTTGTCGAGTAAAGCGTCCATCAAAATCACATATAAACTGGCTTTCATAGTTTCTAAATTGCGCTGCTCTTGTGGGTCACCACCGGGCCAAGTCCGATAGCACTTACAAACACAGTCATGCAAGCCCCTTAGGGTCGGCAACGTACAAGTAATCGACACTTCAATATCTTCCTCATTGGTCATAACCAGTACCGTGTTTGGCGTAGTGTTTATTGAAGGCTTTATCGGCTTTCTTGATTAGCTTTTTGGCTTTCTTGCGCGAGACACACTGATCGGCTTCTTGGTAGTACTTAATTAGCTTTTTCATGTGCTTGTCCATAACCTCACCATTTCGTTTTTGCGGCCCAAAATGCGGCTGACATCTTTCCTTTCTTTATGTTCTTGG